GTTGTCACGGCAACAAGCACAACTACGCTGACTAATAAAACGATCAGCGGTGCAAGCAATACGCTTTCAAATATACCCCTAGCTACGGCTGTAACAGGTAACCTACCAGTAACAAATCTGAACTCAGGAACATCCGCTAGTTCGTCAACATTCTGGCGTGGTGATGGTACTTGGGCTGCTGCTGGTGGTGGTGCATGGACTCATCTGTCTACTGTAACTGCAAGCAATTCAGCAACAGTTGACATTGAAACCACATTTGATAGTACATACCAAAACTATGTAATTGTTGCTTCATCAGTTAAACCCGTAGATAGTGTGGTTCAGTTACGAGCTAGACAAAAACAAAGTGGCTCATATGTAACTTCTGGTTATAAATACCACTTTACTAGAAGTAATGATACATCTACAACTTACTCTGCATCAGTGACTAGTGCTGGTAGTGAATATTTAGTAGCAGTAGATTTGTCTGCGCCTGGCGATGGCTCACATGGCGGTGTAAGTTTTGTAATGCATATACCAAATCCATCTAATACAACTTTACAAAAAGGCGTATTTTCTACTGGCGTGGCTCATTCTGCATATCTTGATGTTGGGCAAATCACTTTGGCAGGTGCAAATACTGGCTCAACAGCAGCAGTAACAGGAATTAGATTTTTAATGGAATCAGGCAATATATCTACTGGCACATTCCGTTTGTACGGCATCAAGAATAGTTAAGGAACAATCATGGCAAGATTTCACACAACGGCAGAAGGCAATATTCCATTTACTGCCGAGGAAGAAACTGAAAGAGATGCGGAAGAAGCGGCATGGGCTGCCAATGCTAATTCTCGTAAAGCCGCTAAAGTGCGTGAGCAACGCAATATAAAACTAGCTGCAACAGATTGGACTCAAACTGCTGATGTTCCACAAGCAGTTAAAGATAGCTATGTTACTTATCGTCAAGCATTGCGTGACATTAGCAATCAGTCTGGCTTCCCCAATGAAATCACTTGGCCTGTTGAGCCACAATAAGGAGCAATCATGGCTGTAACTAGCGCACAAATTGTAGATTTTCTGCTTGCTAATCCAGGCATGACTGACGATCAGATCGTCAAGGCTATGGAGGTTAATGGAGTTTCTCCTGCTCAGATGGCTCAAGCTGTTGGGTTAGATGAGGGTGCGGTTGCGGCTCGTGCAGCAGCTACTGTTCCTCAAGGACAGACTATTACCCTTGGAGATACCATTGTTCAGCCTGTATATCAAACTACTGGTTCTGGCATGGATCAGCAAGTTGGTGGTATTGAGAATGTTATTACCTACAAAGCTACTGATAACAGGGCAGGTGGAGCGTATACCCAATACACACCTACTGGTGAAGTAGAGAAAACTGGCACTCAACAAGAAGTTAAAAGTGGTCTAAAAGAGTTTGCACTAGGTGCGGCTGTACTCTTTGGATTGCCAACTTTATTGAATGCGGGTGCGGCTGGTGCTCCTGCAATAGGAAATGGTGCTTTCTTAGGTGAGGGCGTTGCTTCAGGTATTCCAGCCTTTGATACGGCTTTTACAGCGGCTGGTGGGGCATTTAACCCTGCTTTTGGTTTGCCTATTGGTAATGGGGCATTTTTAGGCGAGGGTGTTTTGTCAGGAGTTCCTGCATTTGATGCGGCTTTAGCTAATGCTACTGTTGGCGCAACTGGTTTGACAGCGGCTCAAATTGCGGCATTAACTGCTCAAGATTTAGCTATAGGAGGCGGTGCTTTAGCAGGGACACCACCAGCAACTATACCTGGCTTGCTAACTCCTACTGTTGTACCACCCATTGTGCCTCCTGTAGTGCCTCCGACAGTTATTCCTCCTGTTATTCCTCCTGTTGCTGACTTGTTAAAATCAGGTTTAACTGCGGCTCAAATTGCGGCTTTATTCCAATCTACTGCACAAACTGGTGCGGGCCTGCTCCAACAACAAACATCCCGTGAAGCGGCTCAAAAAGCGCAAGCAATGATTGACAGAGAGACTGCTGCTGCCAAACAAGCGGCTCAGTTCAGACCTATTGGAATGACTACTAGGTTTGGTGCTTCTCAGTTTGGTTTTGATCCTACAACAGGTCAATTGACAAGTGCGGGATACACACTAAGTCCTGAAGCTAAAGCGGCTCAAGATAGGTTTGTCAAACTAGCTGAGTCTGGTATTCAACAAGCTGAAGGCGCTCAGAAAGCCTTTGAACCACTCCAAACAGGCGCTCAGAGTTTGTTTAAACTTGGTCAAGGTTATCTTGCTGAAAAGCCTGAAGACGTTGCCAAGAACTATCTTGCTTCTCAAATGGCTTTGTTGCAACCAGGCAGGGAGACTGAACTTGCTAATCTGCAAAACAGACTCCAACAACAAGGTCGTGGTGGTTTGGCGGTTGCTCAAGGCGGTACTATGGGTGCTACCACTCCTGAATTACAGGCTTTGTATAACGCTAGAGCGCAACAAGAGGCTCAATTGGCGGCTAATGCTCAACAGTATGGTCAACAAAATGTGTTGTTTGGTGCGGGTCTATTGGGTCAAGGCTCACAAGCTATGGGTCAATACTATGGTGGTCAACAAGCGGCTTATGCACCTTATACGACTGCTTTGGGACAAGTTCAAGGTCTTGAGACTGCTGCACAACAACCCTTCCAATTGGGCGTTGGTCTTGGTAAAGAAACGTCTACAGCAGGTTACAACGTAGGTCGTTTAGGCTTAACGGGTGCGGGTCAAAGCGTTGCTCTAGCTACTGGTGCAGATGCCACTAGAAACCCATACGCCTCTGCAATAAGTGGTTTGGCGGCTAACCCTGCATTGGGGCAATATGTGGGTGGTTTGTTTAGTGGTGTACCGCCCGTTACGGCTATGAGTGCGCCAGCAACAACATTTGGTACTGGTACTTATTATGGCAACCAAGACCTCATGTCTCAATTCTTGTAAGGAATCATCATGGCAGAAAATATCGTAGCGGGTTTGTTTGGGCTGACTCCTGAAATGTATGGTGAGCAACAACGTAGAAGTGCTTTGCGTGAGGGTATTGACCTCGCTAAACTAACTCCTGGTGAAGCGGGTGCGGCAATGACCTATGCGGGTGCTAAAGGGCTTGGTGGTGCTATTGCGGGTGCTTTAGGTGTTGAAGACCCACAATTAAAGTTGATTACTGCTCGTCAACAGATCATTGGTCAACTAGATCAATCTGATCCTACTTCTTTGTTAAATGGGGCTAAAACTCTTGCTCAAATGGGTGACCAACAAGGTGCTATGGCATTGGCTCAATATGCTCGTCAAGCACAGAGCGAGATGGCTCAAACACAACAAAGACGGGCGGCTGAAACATCATCCTTGGCTACTGCGGCTAAGACTCAACTGTCTATTGACCAAGAAACAAAGTTGCGTGATGAACTGTCTAAGTTGCCTCAAGGTGCTACACAAGAGGATGTTCTTGCTGTATTAACTAAGTATGGTTCTCCAGATAGAGTTATTGCGGCTTTGACTGCATCTGCAAGCAGAACAGAGGCCACACAAGCTAGAGCTGCAACATCAGAGGCGGCTAATCAAGCTAAGATTGAAGCGGCTAAGACTGCGGCTGATGCCAAGATTGAAGCGGCTCGTGTTCAAGGTGCTACTGCTTTACAAATTGCTCAATTGCAAACGCAAGCTAAGAGAGATATAGCGGAATTAACTGCATCTCTTAAAGGCCCTAGTGCGGCAGTTCTTAAAGCTCAAGAAAAAGCTGAAAAGGTTGAAGAAGGCCAACTGGCTTTGGGAGATACAATTTCTACAGCAGAAACCTTGGTCAAAGATTTAGCCAAAATGGGTGGAATAACAAGCACATCAAAAGGCCCTCTTGCAAACTTAGTTACATCTTTGCAAACAGGAACTGTTGGTCAAATGGGTGGTCGTGTATTTGGTACAAAAGAACAAGCAAAACGTGATGAACTAAAAAGCATCCGATTGCAATTGCTAAATGCTGTAAAAGAAGCTACAGGCATGAGTGCTCAACAACTTAACTCCAATGTTGAATTGAAAACATATTTGGATTCTTTAGGTAGCGAAGGTATGACAAAAGAGGCAAACTTAGCAATCTTAGATAATCTATCAAGGCGTTACCTTAAAGGTGAAGCTGCTCAACCTGCAAAAAATAAATCTGACCCATTGGGTATTCGTTAAGGAGTTTTTATGGCTACGATTGCTGAAATTCGTAAAGAATACCCTCAGTATTCAGACATGACTGATACTCAGTTGGCTGATGCTTTTCATTCAAAATTCTATTCAGACATACCTAAAGACACTTTTTATACGCAACTTGGTATTAAAACAACACCTGTTTCAAGCATGGAGTTGATGTTTGGTGCTGGTAGTCCTATTGCTAGAACAATCAAAGGTGCAGTGGTAGACCCTGCGTTGGCTGTTAATCAGTTGTTAGCAAGTACGGGTTTGTTTGGTCAAGATATTAAGCGAGGCGCAACCCAACTTGTTAGTGATGTTGAACAAGCAACCACTGAAGGTCGTGCAAGAGTTGGAAGTAGTGGTTTTGACCCATACCAGACGCTTGGTAATGTTATAAGCCCTGTAAATCGTTTAGTTGGCGTTACACAAGCACCACTTCAAGGTGCAGGTTTAATGGCTAACATAGCCCGATCTGGAAGCACTGGTGCGGCTTTAAGTGCTTTGCAACCAGTAAATGCTCCTGTGGAACAGTTTGCTGAACGTAAATTAGAGCAAATGGCTACGGGTTTTGTTCTTGGCCCTGTTGTTGAAGGTGGCGTAAAGGCTGTTGGAGGTCTTTTAAATACACTAAAAGGACTCACCCCTACTGGTCGTCAGGAGTTCATGCAAAAGCAATTGAATGAACTTGCTGGGCCTGATCGAACAAAAGTAATTGAAGCATTGCGTGATGCTAAAGAATTAGTAAGTGGTTCTCGACCAACTGCGGCACAAGCAATTTCTGATATTCCTTCAGCAGTTGAACTTGCGGCAGCGCAAAGTAAACTTGCTAGTAAACCAAAAGTAGCAGGTCAATTTCAAGAGCGGTTAGTAGAACAACAAGCGGCTAGGGCAAGAGAGATTCAATCTGTTGCTGGCACAGAGGCTCAGAGAGCTGCTGTAATTGCAAAGAGAGAAGAAGTAACAACGCCAATGCGTGAGGCAGCATTAGAACAAACCAATCTTGCAGGGCCTATCTTCACCAAGTTAGAAAAAGAGATTTCAGATAAGTTTAATAGTTTGGCTGCTGCTGAACAAACATCTGGTATGACTGGTTTAGCGGCAACACTTCAACAAGCTGTGGCAACAAAAGGACAACCTGGTTGGCTGTCTGCGGGTGACATTGCGTCAGAAGCGGCAGGTCGTGCAAAAGCATACAAAGAACTTGCAGGAACATTGCGTGGTGAAGCCCAATTAAAGCAATTCCAACTTAACAGTTTAGAACAAAATGGATTCTTTCCATTACGTGCATCTGATTTAACAGACCAACTAGACAAAGCCATTCGTGGGACTGTATCTGACCAAAGTAAAGCTGTTTTGCAAGGTATTAAAGATAAAGTTGTTTCTAAGGCTGATGAAAATGGTTTGTTAAATAGCCGTGATGTATACGAAAATATTAGAAAAATATCCAATCAAGATGTCGCAAAAATGCTTAATCTTGGTGAGCAATATGCTTCTGGTGGAATTCCCCAACAAGCGGCTAAAGCCTTGGGCAGTGCAAAACAATTTATTGATGCGTCATTAAACAAATCATCTGATGGATTGTGGAGTAAATATCTTACTTCTTATGCGGATTACAGCAAGAAACTAAATCGCATGGAAGTTGGAGATTACTTGTCTAAGAGTTTAAATACTCCTTTAGGCAAAGAATCTGCTGGTGAATTTGCTACTGCTGTTGAGAATGCTGCGGGAACAATTAAAAAATCTACTGGCATTCCGAGGTTTGAGAAGTTGTCAGATGTTTTAACTCCAAAAGAAGTGGCTTCTGTAAACAACGTATTGGCAGACCTAAAACGTGATTCAAAAGCAAAAGAACTTGCAAGAAAAGTTAGTGCGCTTGATATTGGTGGCCCTGAAATTCTAAAAGAAGCCCCACAACTGTTAAACAGAACATATACAGTAATGAAGGCGGCTGTTGAATATTTACAAAGAGGTAATGCAGAGGCTTACAACAGGCAGATGGCTGAGTTGATGATGAACCCAGGTGCTTTAGCTCAGTTTATGACTGTTGGAATACCAAAAGGTAGAACAAATGAGTTTGTTTCTTCAATGATGAAGTTAATGGATGCTCCAACTAGATCGGCATTTATTCAGTCGTTTACAGTACCTGCTGCGGCTAAAGAAGTTGGGGATGCACAACTTACTATGGCAGAGTAATGAAAGACTTTGCCGAAGCATTTGTTGCGGCATTCTTTCTTGTTTGTTTTGTCATTTATTGTAGTTATATTATTGTTTGGGCATTTCCGTGATCGCCTTTCTCTTGGCGGCAACCATAGAGTACCGATGTATTAAATGGACTTGGACTGGTGATGTTTACAACCGAAAGGTTGTTTGCATTAAGTGGGAGAGAAAGAAATGATTGAT